TTTATCGGTATAAATAGTAATGATTTTTCCGCTTACTTTATAATCAATGCTATCAGCTAAATGATCGCCACTGCCTTGTCCGGTTAATATTTTACGTTGCAGTTTTGTTTTTGTTTTCCGTGCTGCCCATTTTTCATTATCAAACCCTTCATTCGCAAAGTTTTGTTTAAAGTGTTTTACGGCTTCAATACCAATTACTTCCGGGGCATCTTGTTGCAGATATATTTTTGCTGCTTTTAGTTTTGCAACCATTGCATCGGCACCATGAATATTTTGATTATCTAAACCCATTCTTTATATTTGTGTAAGAATTGAAAGCCGAAAGGCATTTATCATAAAAAAGGTATCGGAGAGGAACATCGGAAACAACTGCCGTAACCGCATAGCCCTGAGCAATCAGGGCTTTTTTATTGCCTTATAAAATTCATTCCATTGTTCTTTATTCCACATCCTCCACTCATCATTATACTTTAAATACAATACAAAATCATCATAAGCTTTATTCCTGAACTTATTATCAATATCTGCATATAATTGCTCATCGATTATGTAATTGCTTTTATCAATTTTTATAATAACTCCATTGGCCTGATCATGAGCATGGCTAATGATGTTTTTGATAGTGTTTTTAGATGCCGTTTTTCCACTTGGTTGTTTGCCATCAACTAAAACCCCGTCAATTCTATAATCAGGATCGTAATCTTTTTTTGCATCAGGCAATAATTTATGTTTCAGTTCTTTCTTTGTATGTAGGTACGGTAAAATCTGTATAGTGTTAACAGGCAATTTGCTGTTGGCTAAGTCTCTTGCTAATTTAAAACTTTCTGCATAGTCCGGTGCATCAAATGCTAAAGGATGTGCTTCAACAGAAGTTCCTGATTTGCTTTTATAAATAGTTTGATATGGTGCAGATATAGCAGCTTCTTTGTTTACAAAAGAAGTAGCCTGCTTTATTAATGCAGGTTGTTCTTTAGCAGGAACACTTTTTATATAGCTGCTTTTCTCAACATCAAATATTTGTCCTGTTTTACCTGCATTAAATGCAAATTCAGGATCAACTGGCGGCAGATCATGCGGAATATCTGTAGCATCTTCATCCGTTTGCTCAACTCCGCATTGGCAACGCCAACGGTTTGGTGGATAATGTGTACTCCAAAAAATACTATCAACAGGTGCAATAATTCCTACATACTGCAAATGCTTTTCATCGGGCTTACTGGCTTTAGTAAGTAAGTATTTTAAGTTGGGATAAAGCTTTTTATTTTTTTCAAACTTCTGCCATTGTGCAGCTAATCGAGCAGTTCGCACAGCGGTATCATATTCAGTATCTAAGTGCGTTGTATTGTATGTTTCATCAACTTTTAAAGCTTCTGTTTTAAAGTCTTCCTTACTACGCAAGTTGCCATCTTTATCTTTTAATAAAGCTGCCATTTCTTTAACCTGCGCATGGGCTTTGAATATGGAAAAAATGGCAGTGTTTGTTTGCAGGTGCTTTAAAAATTCATAGTTGGGTGTACCATATTCAACGTTGTTAGTAAAGCCTTCATTTACGGCCTGCTGCAATGGTTTATAATGACTTTGGAATAAAGCCTGCATGGTTGGCTTATCAATCTTTCTATCATCATACAGTTGTTTTATAGCAGCATCTATGATGCCATCAACATTCAATTCTTTATTTAATTGAATGCGCTGTTTTCGTGAGAAAACATATATAGTATCGCAATTAATACACATAGGCTTATTGTTCGTTGCCGCCCGGAATAGGAAGCTCTTTTACATCTTTTGTTGGTTTAGTATCTTGTTTTTTTGTGCCATTATTTAATGGCTCTTCATGAGCAGTTTGCCCTTGTGTTTTTTTCATTCTCTCCTGGACTAATGCCGGGTAATCAAAACGAATATCTTCCGGGAGTTTAAAGCCTTTGTAACGCAGGTATGGTATTACTTTTTCGTTAACGTCATCAACGATAGTCTGTAATCTGCTTAGTGTTAAATCTTCAAATTTTCTTTCCTGAACTTCACTGCTTCCAACAAATGCTTTTTGATCTGTTGTTGCAGTTTGACCGTTTACCATCAGTGTCATTTCTTCATTGCACAACTTTATATTTTCTAAATATATTTCGTGCATTTTTGTGCCGGATGGGAATAGTACACTTGTTTCATCACCCTTTTGCCCAATAATATATCCATCGCTTCCGAAATTTGCAGCACGTGTTTCGTAATCATCTAATTCTCTATCATCAACTGTATCAACTAAAACAGATAATACAGGGCTTCCCCATTTTTCAGAAGTTCGGCTCCAGTCGGCACGAGCATAATATTTCCATAAAACATTGTAAGCACATTCGAGTAATGTTCCGTAATCGCTTCGGTCATCACAAAATTCAAGCAGATCAATTTCCCACATCACATCGCCATAAGGCATATAACTGCCATTGATAGTTGCATTAAAAAGAATCCATTGATTTTCGATAGAAACGTGTTCACGAGGAATTAAAGTAACTGTTCCAATCTGTGTTTTATCAGGCTCAATTTTATCTAACTCAATAACCGAGTATGCATGAAATTCTTTTTCAGCGATGTATTGTATAATCAAATTAAACCATCGTTTTCTATAAGCCTCGGTTAACTCTTCATCAGGGTTATCATCAATATAAAGCATCCAAGGCTCACTTTTTATTTTAAGCAATGCGTCTCTAATTTGACTTTTTAACCGTGCGTCACGAAGGCAATATCTAAAAATCTGATGCAGTCGAAGCCTATCAGGATTTATAGGATTTTCAGCCATGATTAAAGCCATTTTAATGTCTGAAATGTTCCAGCTTACTTCACGCTTGTATTGCTTGCGAATTACTGTAGTAGCACGTTTCCTGTCATTCTTTTTTGCAGGGAAATTATTAGTTTGCTGTTTGCCTAATTGAATGGTCTTACCAAGTATTTTGAATTGCATAATGAGTATTTAAAAATTAAGGCATGTGTGAACGTTTTGGATTGCTGCCCCATCTTCGTAATCCTTTTCCCTGAATAGTTATTGTTTCTCCGGGATTGAGGCCATTATTGAAAATGGAAGGATTGCCGGATGTTGTTGTTGTATCAACCGGATCAGTGTCTTCTCTTGGTGGAAGATTTAAAGTTTGCTTTCCTTTACTGATGGCGGCAAGATCATCCATAGTGTCATCGTAATTCTTTATCACTTTATCCGGCACCTCGTTATCATCTGCTCTTTGATAGATATAATACAATGCAATATTTACAGCCATTGATAGAATATAAAAATTTCTATCTGTACCAGCCTTAGCTAATTCGGGAGTTACATTGTAGATGGTATTAACCTGACTGCTGATTGTGTCTTCAGCAGTTTTAGATGCATCTGATAAAATGCCTTCTTCATCTTCGGTTAAGAGTAAGTCGAAAAGTTCTACCTGTATGCGGCCTTTGTAATCGGACTTTGTAACGTACATAATTATTTGTTTATTGGTTGTAAACCTTTACCTGTTATATACACAGCATTCGCTTCAATTTGCTTTAATGAAAGGTTAGCGAGTAATTTTGATTTACGCATTCGCTTTAACTTCTTTTTTGTTAATGCAACAAATTCGCCCTGATATAAAACCACTAATATTTTTGCACCTGTTTTTGCAAATTATTTATCAGCCTTTTTTACAGCAGCTTTAAAACTTCTTTTTCTGCTCCACAGTTGAAGCCATTTTAAAATTTGATTCATAAAATTTTACATTGCTCGTGAACTATTTCTTTTGAACTTACCACCACGAGGTTTTGGTTTTTTCTCATAGTTGTATTTATCAATCATCCATATTGCACCTTCCAGTGCATCCGGGCCATCATCATTTATTTTACCTCCCTTTTCAAAACCCAATAATTGAGAGCGTAGTAATTTCATTCCGGTGGATGCTTTTTCTTTTACATTAAACCGGATTAGGCCACGTTGAAATAATGGTTGTAAGCTTGATACACGTTCGCCCTTATCTCCTTTGGGTCTTTTATCCATGTGGCAACGTAATGTTTCTGCTCTCTCTTCTTCAATTCTTTCAAGTTCTTTTTTGTGAACTTCCTCTTGAATAAAATTTGCTTCCATGCAATGCTTTACAGTCATGCGTTCGCCAACCCAATCGTTAGTGTCAAAAGCATATTCCCACATGGCTTTACTTGTGGTGCGTTCGCCCCATGCACGTAAGATGTCATAGTATTTTCCTGTTTTTCCAATCAGTACCCAAAATTTGAAATCGCTTTTATCTGTTGACTTATAAGAAGGGTCTAAATAATGAATCAACACGCCATCGTATTTGTGATAAGGCAAAGGATCAATCCACTGTTCCATCCATTCACGTTTAAATTCTGTTCCCTCTTCAAATGGGGTATTCATTCTTTCACGAGTAAATCCGGCACCTTCACTATTTTGTAATT